ATCCGTTCTGATAACGAGCGATGTAATCAGTCAGTTTTTGACTTGTGAACTCTCCCAATGTTAGTTCAAATTTACCGTTAAAATCTACGTTGTTTATTGTAATCATTGTGTTTTATTTAACCGCCCCTAAGTTAATAGAGGCGGTTTGGTTTTACTTCTTTTTTGTTTTCGGCTTAGCCTTTAAAACCACTTCTTTTTTGTTTTCGGCTTCATCCGCTAATTCTGCAACTTTATCTCCGTTGATTAATTGAGACGCTAACATTCCGTTGCACTTCATTTTATCACCTTTTTTCTTGTCTGCAAAGTCAGATGTGAATATAATTTCTACCTTCATAGCCTAAATAATTAAGGAGTTGCTAAAGTAGTTAACGCTGCTGAAATAGATGTTACACGTCTAAATCCTGTTTGGTCAACTGTTCTAATTAAGAACGCTAAACGCTTACGAATCTTGATTGTCATTGCGTCTTCAACGAATTGAGTTCCAACCGTATCAGCACTGATGTCAATTCCTGTACGCTCATAAATACGTGCAAATCTTGAGTCACCTAAATACATTGTGTTAGCAACAACCGCATTGTCTTCAACGATAGTGATACCGTCAACAACGTTTCCACTTCTATCAACGAATGGAGGCACTACGTAATTGTCGTTAGCGTCTTTTTTCAACTTCATTTTGTTGATATCAGCAATGTTCATCAATGCAAAATTTGGACGATATTTAGCACCACCCGTAGAAGAAATAGACTCTTTCAACTTGACAATTAAGTCGTAGATTGAAGCATCTGAAATACCTGAAGCAACTGGAACATATGCAGGAGTTGAGGCTATTAAACCTGTCAATGTAGCACCCGCACCAGTACCGTTAACGATTTGGCTATTTACTACGATTTCAACATTAGTACGTAAAAACATTCCTAATTCAGAATAGAACATTTGCTCATCTTCAAAGAACTCTTCAGTAACAACCAATGTATCACCAACTTTTTGAACTGGTAAAGTATATTGCTTCCATTTAGCAGTTGATTCAGGGAAAGTACCACTTTCAAGAACCATAGCCGCGGCACGAACAGTTGTTGCTTCATCCCAATCCCAATAGTTAATTGTTTTTCTGATATTGCTACCTGAAATGTTTTGTTTTGGGAAAATAGAATAAGCTGAACGCTCAGCAGTAGCCAATTGACCAACGTTAGGGATATCAAATCCAGCAGTATTAGTAGCGATCGAAGCAACGTTTGTAATTGCTTTTAACTCAACCTCTTCTTTGTCACCTCTAGCGATATTCTTAACAGTTTCTTTTACTGCCTCAAACTCAGCTTTTTGAGCGTTTACTGGTGCGCTTGGTGATTCACCTTGTGCTTTAACTGATAAACCAATCTCACGTAGAGCCTTGTTCATTGTCTCGAATTGCTCGTTGTATGCCTCCATCATTTCTGATTTCATAGCTTTAACCGCTTCTTCGTTTCCTTTTGCAATTTCTTCGCGAATTGCTTTTGCATTTTCTTCATTCAATGAATCGAAATGAGTTGCTTTTTCAGTCTCAGTCAATCCGTCAAATGATTCTTGACTAATGTTTTTTTCAGTCAAGTAAATTGATAATGATTTTAATTTCATCTTTTGAAATATTTAGTTAATAAAAAATTGTATTATGCCGTTGTGGCGCTTTTGTTTTTTGAGTGTCATTTGACGGCTCGTTTTTTGAAGTGTCCTCGACGGCTTCAATATCTTTTTGCAGTAATGGTGTGATGTCATTTGACCCAGCTAAAACCATGCTACCTTCTTTGTAAATCTTTGCATCTGTAACCGCCCAAAAATACCCGTTATCTTCAACGTCTTTACGGTTAACTACAAACGGGAAATAAGTGTCCCAATTTGCTTTCTCTTCTTTATATCCTTCATCTTCGTTATTGATACATAAAAACAATGTAACGTACTGCATCCTTACTGAATGTTCAATCGTTATATTTTCGTCAATAACATCTTTAGCAGACTTTAAACGAATCTTATCTTTAGCAACCTTAAATATTAATGCTTGTGTTTGACCATCAATATTTAATCCAAGTTCTTTCCAATCAATCATATCTAATTGCATAGATACGTCTTTAGGGAATGCAATAACTTTTTCAAGTTCTAGCGCGTGGTCAGCTAAATAAAATATTTTACCTTGTTGCTCCTTTACTGATTTAGTCCAAATACCATCCATGTGAACGTCTGAATGACTATCCATGTATTTAGTGGTGTTTATAACCGCATAAATATAACCGTCCTCTAAATCAATCCCCTTGATAGCCTCTGATTTCGTACTGTATTTAAGTTCTAATCCGTCAGCGTTTTTAACTTTAGCACGTTTTAAATTGATTAAATCCTCTTTATTCGCTTTTAGTTCTGCAAACAATTCATCCTTAGTCGTGAACGTTCTATTTGGAAAGTCTACCGATTTAATCATTTCGTAACTGATTTATTTTTCTTTAATTCAATATCTTTTAAAATAGCCTGTTTTGTAGCGCAATCCTTTAGATTACCTACCTTTTCGGCTAACTCTTCTAACTGTTTTTTGTCCTTCATAATATTATTATGTTAAATAGAATTACTACAAATGTACAATATTATGTTAAATAGAATTATATTTGTTGTAAATATTATTAAAATAATTTAATTATGGCTAATCCAATCGGTAACTTTTTTAACTCAATAGGTAGACTTTTCGGCACTTCAAACGAATATTACAGAACTAGACATCTAGGAGTAAACGCTGGACAATTAACAGGAACTCCTGAATTTATCACAATCACAAACGATAACGCTTATGATATAATGAAAACAACGTCTGAATTAGATGCCGTTATTGGTCGTAGGGGTAGAATGTTATCAACGGGTAAATGGGTACATGAAAGGAGTGATGCAAACGGGAAAGTTGAGATTGTACCAAATAGCGAATATGTTAGAATATTAGAGAATCCTAATCCACTAATGAAAGGTAACGATTTGCTAATGCAGTATAATGAGAACCTTTGTCTTTATGGTAATAACTACGAGTATCTTTTACGCCCTTATTCAACTGCTATTCCTTCAGGGCTTTCTAATCTACAAGTCAATACAGTAGAAATCAAAGCAACGGGAAAGACCTATAAACAATCTAAAATTGAAGATATTGTAGAATATTACACTATCGCTAATGGATTAGAAAGAGATAGAGTAGAAACAAACGAAATAAATCATACTCGTATAGTTAACACGAACAACCCTTTAGTTGGTGAAAGTCCTTTAAAGGCTTTGTATATGGATATTTCAAACATAAGAGCAGCTAAGAAGTTTAGAAATGTAATTATGACTAAAGAGGGTGCGCTTGGTATTCTATCTAACAAAACATCCGATGCAATTGGAGCAACAACCGTAACCGATGCGGATAGAAATCAATTTGATAAGGCTTACACAGAAGGGTTTGGACTTGAAGACGGTAAAAAGCGCGTAATTATTACGGATGCTAATCTAAAATGGGAGGCTACATCATTCCCAACTAAACAAATGATGTTATTTGAAGAGGTTGACGCTGGAACAGCTAAAATAATTGATGCATTTGGATTAGATGAAAACATATTCTCTACAAGAGCAACCTATGAAAATAAAGTACAAGCGTTAAGAGGTGTTTATCAAACTACAATCGTTCCAATGTCCGAGGAGATATCAATGAATCGAACTGAAATATTCGGCTTAGATGGTAAAAAAGAATGGTTACGATTAGATTATTCACACATCCCTGTATTGCAAGAAAACTTAGTTGAGAAATCTAATGTTAAAAAGACTAAAGCCGAGACAATATCTACTTTAGTTGGTTCAGGAATGACACTTGCAGAAGCTACTTTAACCGCTGAATTAGATAATTAAACCTTTCTAATTATACCCTTAATTTGTAGATATAAAGCAACGTATCTTGCAGGGTCAATTAGGTGGTTATCCATATCTTCAGCTTCTTCTAACACAACACCGTAACGGTCAACTTTACGACTGTAATTTTCTTGCTCGTATTCAATATTAGGTGAATCGCTTGTATAGAATACGTTTAGATTATTAAGTAAGTCAATACCGTCAATAATACTTCCCTTTGGCTTGTTAGCTTGTAGAGCATTATATCCTTTACGTCTTAACGCCGCTATTTTAAGCGGTCTATTCGTATCACAAACCACAGGAACTTTAGTTGATATTCCAAGTTTTTGAAACATCCAAGTAACAATTCCAGCTTCGCCACTCGTATCGTTTAAAGTGTCTGTCGTTACTTGTAATCGTTCGGTTGCTGTTAACTTCTCTTTTATCTGGTTCTCGCTTAGATAGTTTAACTCCCGTAGATACAAATTACCATCATCATATTTAGCTTCAATGATCCCCCAAGGGTCAACTGTCCCCCAATCGACACCAATAAGAATTTCTTTATCAATTTTTAGATAGTCCTCAAGTGGTATTTTAGTCCAATTGAATATTCTATTAGGTTTCTCTGACTTCTTACCCAATCCATACACGTGCCAATTAAATATATTAGCACTATTCTTATCTTCGTTTTCACGGCACCTAACAAGCTCGTTAAGGTCTTTTTTTGATAAAGGTAAAGGATTACCTACAACATCGTAATTTCGCGCCTGTTCGGTCGTTAAAACCTTATCTAAACAAACCTTAGTTTCGCACACAGGTTGGTAGGATAGTATTTTATTACGCTGTTCGGCTGGACAAAATGGATTATCTTTAAATGTTGAATCTATAACTAATGCACGTTTATCCTTAATCACATCTTCGACCCAATGCCCTTTTTTCGGGTTGTAATCAATTATAACAAAGTCACTTGTTCTTTGGTCTATTTGGTCGAATGTCTCACGGCTTATCTTGTACGGTTCGTTAAGCCACGCCATGTCCTGAGTTAATCCGTGTACCGTCTCTTCATCATCCGTCCCGTGTATTTCTACTGTTGAACTCGTGTCATATGTAAATATTGATTCTGTTTTATTGAAATTCTGACCTACTTTGTATAGGTTTTCACGCTTCAACATCTTTAGAAAGTCATTCAGAACAGTCTTTTTACAATCCGTTTTAGTGTCCCGCCAAACAGTACAACGTTTGTTCTCTAAACTCCTAGCGTATAAATCGAAAACCTGTGTTAATGACACTGTTTTAGATGATCTAGACGAACCACGATTGATAATATAACGATACCGATTAGAACCGTCTATATTTTTTTCATGTATAGCGTCCCAATTCTTTTCAAATACAATTGTCGCCTCCATTTTTTAATATAGCTTTAATTCCTTTGTGATAATTATAACAAGTAAGAATGTTAAATATAAATCAATCTTCGTCTTCATCTTGTGGTCGCACAATGTTAACTTTTAAGGTGGTACTAACTGGCATATCGTCAGTTGTTGTATCTGTACGCTCTTTCAATCCTAAAGTACGTGCAATAATATTAGCGTTAAACGCACCAACACTAGCGCCTTCCCATTGATTTGTATCAATGATATTCTCTATTTCATTTATGACTAGTAAAAAATCTTCTGAGGCTGTCTTTTTAAATTCCTTTAACCAAGCATCAGAACAACCAATATAAACATACCATCCCTTCTTAGAATAAGGTCTTTGAGTTGGTTTTTCTTCTGTAAAAGTACCCTTTTCACTTGAACTTGTTTTTAAAGCAACCCAAGGGTTTTCATCACACCATTCAAAGTATTCACAAGCTGATTCCAATAGCAATTCAGCAGAGGCAAATAACTTATCTCTTCCGTGCTTACTTCTTAACTTCCAAAATTGATTCCCTTTAGGTGCGCTCATCTCTCATTTTTTTAAAGTCCTCAGTAATTGCCTTACCATATTTAACCGTATCGCCTTTATAATCGAATGGAATAACCAATAAATAACTATCCATTGCAGGTGTAAAATAATACTCATCAGTGGCAAAAGACCCTACATGATTAATCAAACTCAAAGCAAACTTCTTATCTACTTTTTTAATTGATTCAATCACATGAGAAGTGTGTGAGAAAAATGGGTATTTATTTAGTTCTATTTCCATAATCTTTTTTTAAGTTTTTCAAGTCCACTAACTATTA